TCACTGAACACCATGCACACAATAACGAAGACCAATTTCTTTCAGATACAAACAAAATTATTACTCAAATTGACCTTCCTTCAAAGTTCAAAGCAAATAAAAAAGTTATTGATGCTACTGAAATTTCTTTCAAGACAGTTCTAAAAGACTGGAACAACTACTACGTACAAAATACCGATGCGGATATTGAAGAGAGACAGGGTTGGAACAAAATCATGGCAAAAACATTGGTCGACAAAAATAAGAAACTTGTCAATCATATGGCTAAAGAATTTGAGATGAAACAGACTGCTCAAAGAAGTAAACATGCTTTTACTGGTAAGACTGGTAAGTTGGACATGAACAGACTTGCTAAGTATCAAATCGTTGAAGATGTATTCAAAAGAAGTGTTTACTTGCCAGAAGGTGAGAACCACGGTTTGACAGTTCTTCTAGATTGGAGTGGTTCAATTCAAAGCGAGGCTGCTGACTTACTAGAACAGTCAATCATCCTTGCAATGTTCTGTAGAAAAGTTAATATCGCTCACAGAATTTACTTGTTTTCAGATTCATACAAGAGGGCAGAGAACAATGGGTCTTACTATGATAATGTAAATCTAGTAACTATCGCTTCGGATGAAATGAACAATAGACAGTGGAATGAGATGATGCAGAACCTTGCTTCGCTTTACTTAAACCACTACATCGATGGATACTCATGGAAGAACAGAAACAAATTACACGCTTGGTTAGATGAGACTTTTGATACAAACTACACTGAACTTGGATACTCATGGATTGCTACTAGGGTTCACCCAAATGGATACTCTCTAGGTGGAACACCACTCAACCAGTGTCTTGCAGTTCTCAGAAAACTTCTGCCTGAATTCCAAAAACAGTACGGTATTGAGAAATCAATTCTCACAGTAATCACAGATGGTTACTCTCACGGTGGTGCTTTGTTTGAAAGAGATGATGCTGAAACTGCCCAAATCAAAGAACAAAGTGGGGATAACTACAGTTACATGACAGAAATGGAGAGAGAACTAATTGACCCATACACTAAAAAAGTTTACGCTTACGGTAATGGTAGTAGTTACAGAAATGCTTTTTCAATGACACAGAACTTACTGGACTGGATATCAAAAGAATGTAACGTTACAGTGACTGGGTACTTTGTTCTTGGTAGAAAACAAGACGTGTACGGTATCCTTCATGAAATCGCTCCACACAAAGACTATGATGATTCTTGGAAAGAAATCAAGAAGACTGGTATGGTAGTGAAGTGTCACGGATACAACAAATTATTCTTGACTAGTGCAACACTTCTTGGTGCTACTGGTGATGATGAACTTTCAGATGACCTAGTTGATGCGAAAAAGGTCAGAGTTATGGCTGCCTTCAAAAGAAATCAGAAATCCAAAACTACATCAAGATTTTTAACTAACGAATTTATAAAGGAGATTGCATAATGGAAGCAAAATATATGATGAATGAAACATTCATTTTAGAGAGAGACGATTACAGGGACTTTACTAATAGGGTAATGATACTGCAATCAAGAAAAGAAGAAGCACCTTATCTAGTAGAACATGATTTTGTTCTTGACACTTTTGAAGTGACACTACTGGATAACAGGTATACACTAAAAACAATTATGGAGAAAACACAATGAATGCATTACAAGTTGAAGAGAGTTACTACATTTCACACACTACCGATTACAGTTCATTTGCAGATGCAATTCAGAACGTGGGCCCTGGGCCATGCACAGTTTTTGATTGTCCAAATCAAGTGAAGTGTAAAGAAGAAAAGGTTGAGTGTAAAGCATTCAGATATTGGGTGAACAATGGGTCATTCGAAACCTATTCAAAAAAAGATGGTGGTATGATATCTATAGAAAAAGGTGTAGGAAAGTTACTTCAACCAATTAAATAAACTTGACAAAGCCCCTCACTTTTTTATATACTACTAATGATGAGAAAAAAAGTTAAATAACGGAGACTATATTATGACTGATACAAAAAGAACTTACGACAGAAGCGAGTCGATAACAGTGGCGGGAAAACCGTTTCACTATACGCCTGATAGGAAAGAATTCCTAGAAACGTTGACCAAGACGTACCCCAATAAAACTTCCTTTACGAAGGAAGAGATTAATAATACTGGTCACTTCCCATATTGGATTAAATCCGCAAGGTATAATTTCAAACAGGGTGCTGGTATCTTCAATCTTGAGGCTGCTATCAGTGGTTACAATGGTGGGTATGAACCCGAAGTTGCACCAAAAGTTATTCCGATTCCTGCTCAACCAGTTGCAAGTAACATGCCTGTTGCTGCTCAAACTGAGAGTGTGAATCTTATGTCGGATGCAAAAATAATTCCCGAGAAGATGGACAATTATGTTCCATTCGGACACTTCAGAGATGTTAAGAACATCATCAAATCTAAAATCTTCTTTCCAGTATTCGTTACTGGTCTAAGTGGTAACGGTAAAACACTTATGATTGAACAAGTGTGTGCCCAACTGAAGAGAGAACTCTACAGGGTCAACGTTACAATCGAAACCGATGAAGATGATTTAATGGGTGGTCACACTCTAGTCAATGGTAACATTGTCTACAGGGAAGGGCCAGTTATCAAAGCAATGAGAAAAGGTGCTGTCCTTCTTCTTGATGAAGTTGACTTGGGTTCAAACAAGTTGATGTGTCTACAATCAGTTCTTGAGGGTAAAGGTTACCTCATCAAGAAAACTGGTGAGTGGGTTGCACCTAAAAAAGGTTTCACTATTCTTGCTACTGCAAACACGAAAGGTCAAGGGTCAGACGATGGTAAATTCATCGGGACTCAAATCATGAATGAGGCGATGCTTGAAAGGTTTGCGATTACCATGCAACAAGAATATCCGCCAGTGGTTACTGAAAGAAAAATTCTTGAAATGGAAATGGCATTGACTGGTGAAGTCGATACTGAATTCACAACCAAACTGGTTGACTGGGCAGACATTATCAGAAAGACCTACTATGAAGGTGCTATCGATGATGTTATCACAACTAGAAGGTTGGTTCACATCGTCAATGCATTCAGAATGTTCAATGACAAACTGAAGTGTATCACAATGTGTATCTCAAGGTTTGACGAAGAGACTAGGAATAGTATCCTCGACCTCTACTCCAAGATTGATGCTGGAGTAGATTTGAATGCAGAAAACTCTATTGACGAAATGGAAGACTAGGAGTATACTAGTATCATGTCAAATAAAATAGAATACAAATACAATGAGAAGGAGCTCCTTTCGGAGTTCTCTTCTTATGTAGATGCCACATATGGTGCTCACTACTCTAAAGATAAGTTTCAGGCGACTGAGTTTATTATGGACGGTGGTCACGGTGAGGGATTTTGTATCGGGAACGTGATGAAATATGCACAACGATACGGTAAGAAGGATGGTTATAATCGTGCTGACCTTCTCAAGGTAATTCATTATGGATTCCTTGCTTTGTACAACCACGATGTTTATAAGGAGACTAAGTAGTGATGAAAATTAGTGATGACACGAGGAATGTCTTAAAAAATTTCTCAACAATAAACCAAGGTATTAAAGTCAGTGAGGGCAACCAACTGAAAACAATATCGAATATGAAAAACATTCTTGCAGTTGCAACTGTATCTGAGGAATTCCCTCAAGATTTCAGTATCTACAATCTGCCAGAGTTCTTAGGTGCAACCAGTTTACTGGAAGACCCCGACTTTCAGTTCAATGATTCTTCTTTGAGTATTGCAGATAGCAATTCTTCAATGAATTATTTCTTTGCAAGTGAAGGTATGGTGACCACGCCAGACAAAATGATTACAATGCCTGAGTCAGAAGTAAAATTTGATGTGTCTTCAACACTGTTGAATGACCTTAACAAGGCTGCAAGTGTTCTAGGTGTAGGTGATTTGATTTTAAAATCAGATGGTACCAGTATAACCTTAGAAGTTACAGACAAAAAGAATGACACTTCAAACACATTCAGCAGAGTTGTTGGAACTGGAAACGGTGTGTCTTTCATAATGAACTTTAAGATTGAAAACTTGAAAGTGCTAGAAGGAAACTATTCAGTTTCAGTATCTTCAAAAGGCATCTCTAACTTCAAGAACAAAGATATTGATTTGGAGTACTTTATCGCACTAGAACCCGATTCAAAATATGATATTTAACCTATATATTAGTGTGAGTATTGTACTAGTCTCTACAATTATCACGGGAGTAATTCAATCTCATCAATCTTCAAGGGTGAATTACACTGTGGACTCGGCGGGGAGTTCATCTCTATTATGAAAGAAGAATTTTTATACGTGGAAAAGTATCGTCCTCAAACAATTGAGGATACGATACTTCCCAACCATCTAAAAGATACATTCAAAAAATTCGTTCACGAAGGCGAGATACCTAACTTATTACTTTGTGGTTCTGCTGGTGTTGGTAAAACAACAGTTGCAAAAGCACTGTGTAATGAGATGGGTGCCGACTTCATTGTAATCAATGGTTCGGACGAGGGTAGGTTGATTGATACCCTAAGAACTAAGATTAAAAACTTTGCATCTACAATGTCACTTAGTGGTGGTTCAAAGGTGGTGATACTAGATGAGGCAGATTATATTTCTGCTGACTCAGTTCAACCTGCTTTGAGAAACTTTATAGAAGAGTTCTCTTCTAATTGTAGATTCATCTTTACTTGTAACTACAAGAACAGAATTATTGCACCACTACATTCTAGAACAACAGTGATTGATTTTTCAATCAAACCTTCAGAGAAACCCCAACTTGCTCAAGACTTTATGAAAAGGTTGATGGGTATATGTACAACCGAGGGAATCGAATACGAACCAAAAGTTCTTGCTGAACTGGTTATGAAGTTCTTCCCCGACTTTAGACGTTGTCTTAATGAAGTACAACGATATGGTATTGGTGGTGTCATTGACACTGGACTTCTATCTACACTTAGTGAAGAGAAGTTAACACCTCTTATTGATATGATTAAAGAAAAGAACTGGAGCGGTATGCGAAAGTGGGTTGGTCAAAACTCAGATAATGACTTCAACACATTGTATAGAAAAGTGTTTGATTCATTAGAGAATCGACTTGCACCATCTTCAATCCCAGCATGTGTTCTTATTATTGCTGACTATCAATACAAGTCTGCTTTTGCTATGGACAATGAGATTAACTTTGTTGCATGTCTAACAGAGATTATGACAGAGTGTAAATTCAAGTGAACGAACACGACAAGAACTTTTTAAAAAATATGGCACCACTATTAATAGTGGGAGTTATTATGTTTATGATGGTGGTTGGTAATGGGTAAGATTAGACAATGGTTTAGAAGATGGTTTGACAAGAAGATAGAACAAAGTATGCAACGTCAAGCAGATAAAATATTTGAAGAAGGGAGAAAAAAATGACACAATATGATGAATCAGTCCAACGACAAAGAGATATGATTGATGCTGAAGAGTGGTCATCCAAAAT